TCCGCAAGTGAGGTCGTCACTTTGATGTCGATCCCAGACACACGTCGATCAAGAACGGTTGAGCCGAGCTGATCCGCCTTGATGTCTGCTTTTTTGTATCCCATGGAGATCACGACGTTGTCGAGAGTGCCTCCGAGGTCAGATGCGACGCTTGCACCTGGGGGTTTGAATTTCACTTTCATGGGCGTGAGCTCCATGTTCTTTGTGTCGATCTGTCCGAATGAAACTGGGGGCATGTTCTTTCTCCTTTTTATCTTTTTTCAAAGTGCTCGACCTCAAGAGTGAGCATCACTTCCTTACGGAAGGGATTGTCTGACTCCCCTGGTTTTTGCGCCTTGGCTTGAAAAGTGTTTGAATACTCTATTTTGATGACCTTGATGACGTTCTTGATGTTTGCACCGACCACATCAATGTGAGCCTGATCAAGAAGCGCAAAAAGAGCGTCTTGATACCGCCAACATTTCAGAGTCAACAGATCGGCATTGCGATCCTCGATCAGAGCTGAAACGTAAACCGTGTTTTTACTTGAAATGAAATTTTGTCCGCGATCGAGAGCCAGATCCACACTGTCACCGATGATGAAAATTGCCGGACAGCGATACCCGATGGCGTTGTCGAAAATAAAATAATCCTTCGGCGGCTCCATCGAAACGCGATTGTCTGGGCGATCGGCGGAAACGATCGCAAGCTGAGCTGCGATGTCTCTCTGGATCAAGGCTTGGATCGGAAGGACCGTGCCTTCCATGATTCTCAAGGGGCTTTGTGGCATTACGTTTTACCCCTTTGCGTGATGAATTTTTTGTACTTGTCTTTCAGGCCGTTCATCATCTCGTCACTGAAAATGAAAAATGGGCGCGATTCGTTCACATACTTTGCGTAAGGAACGTCCACCCCGACAATTAAGGATCTGTCAGAAATGATCTTGCGGTGCCCCGGACCCTTGTTCATGACGGCTTGATACAATCTCCCCGACGCGATCAAAACCTTTGTTCCGCCACCAGGAGCGTCCGCCCATCGGCGTTTTTTCCATGCGGCGTAAGTTGAGCTCAAAGGCTTCCATGGTTCCAAAGTTCCAAAGCCATCAGTCCGTCCCTGGGTCATCCATCGTTTCATTTGCGCTTTCAAATAAGTCGGGTAAACAACGCGCTCCAAAAAGGCACGCACTTGTTTTGACTGTTCGATCATCGAGTTGAGTTGTCCGATGATTTTATTTTCAAGCGCAACGATCCGAGCTTTCATTTATCTCCTAGGCACTGGGTCTGAAACCCGTCCTTGAATACTTCCAGCAAATGGAATGTTTGATTGACCACTTCGTCCGTAAAAATCATCACGAGTTTTGTAAGCCTCTTTGCGAGAGAGCTCAGCCGATCGCATCCACGCATCCACGGGATTGAATCGACCTTTCTCCATCGCGTCACTCAAAAGGTATTGCTCAGAAAGCATCTGAGCCCATCTTGACGAGAGCTTCTGGTAAGCCTCAGCGCATGCGTACTTTAAAGCCGCTGGTCTGAGTCCTGGCTGAATGTTCGTGTAATCATCACCCAGAGACAGCCAATTGCACGCGATTCGCAAGAACTGTTGGATCTCTGTGTCGATGAACCACTGGGCGTAATAAGAGGCCTCGAGCGTGTCTGTGTTTGCGGGAGGGGCGACGAGCTCGAAGTCTCCGGTCTCTGGATTGTCGGAAGCAATGTCAGCCACCGTGAGGAGAGCTCCATTTTTCCAAACACCCAAAGGGGGAGTCGTGACTGTTGGATCCACCGCCGGCGGCGTGGGGATCACATCGTTTGTAAAGTTTTGAAGTCGGCGAAATTCGAGAGTCTTAAATCTCAAATTCACGCCATCAAGATTGCCGAAGACTTTCTTGCGGTAACAGTGTTTGTCTTTGGCGTTGTCGGAAAGCATTGTTCTCAGATCCGACTCTGGTCCAGCCCACGTCATGCGAGAGCCTCCAAAGCTTCATGAAATTTCATGCCCTCAGTCAAGAGCAAGTATCTGTGACCGAGCTTTTGCATCGCCTCTTGTTTGAGCGCAAAAGGTTTTAAGTCATGTTTGTGTGTGGGCTCATCAACAAACAGCGGTCCGCCGTTTGCGAAAGGAAAGTATTTGTCCACTGTCCACATCTGATTGTTGAAAGGGAATGCCTGTTTTGAACCAGGCCAACAGAAATTGCGCTCGTGAAATTTGTCGCCGGCGACTTGTTCAGCGACGGTCAAAAGACCTCTGGATCTTCGAGCGATGCCGAGTTTTGTGGCTTCACTTCGAGCGGCTTTGACTTTCTCTTCGAGCTTTTCATCCTCAACCGTGAACTCAGTTCCCAAAACATCAGGGCGGTTGATCACCTCTTGTTTGACGTTTGGATTTCTTTGCCGAGATTTTTCTTTCTCTTTTTGCATGCGGGTCTCCATGTTTGAAAATTGCGGGAGTAACTGATGAACTCCCCCGGAGGGGAGCCCATCAAATATTCATTCTTGGATTATTGGATTAGACGGATCCGTCGTTTCCTTGCCATGCAAATCGCGGATCGATCCAGTCAGCATTCATGCGTGATGAAGCTTTGAAACGATAGATGTCGCGGTTGAATGACTCACCAGCATTTTGCGCCTCTTGCTCAAGAGCAACGGGCTGACGCATTTGCAAGATGAAGAACGGTTTTGAATCGTCCACGATGTACCAGGCTTTTGAATCGCCGGCCACAGTTCCGTCCTGTTTGAACATGAAACGTGACACAGTCATTTGCAAAAGACCTTTGATCGGATTGATCGCGAAAGCTCCACCCACGTTGCCGGCCGCGGCCGCACCTGATGGATAGTAAGCTGAGTTGAACAACACCGATGCATCGAACTCAAGAGTGTTACCGATCAAAAGACGTTTCGGCTGAACCATCATTTTGATGCCTTGTAAGTTCTTTTGAGCCGCCATCTGGATCATACCGTTTTGGATGTTTGACTGGGTCAAAGCACCGTAAGCGGTCGGACGAGTGATCGCGCCACCACGCAGAGCCGTTGCGGCCGGAGCCCACGGGTAAGTCGTCTCGTAAGACGGCTTTGTCTCTGTTTGAGGGATTGAGTAATTGATGTATTGCATGTTTGCAACGGACGCCAATTTACCGTAGCACAGCACTTCCGCGAGGATTGCCATGTACTCACCCAACATTGAAGCTTGCTGACTGAAAGTGCCTGACTGGTCATCATCCAAAAGCTCTTTTTGGAGCGCGTAGATTGATCCGAATTTCAAGTTTTTCAGCTCAAGATCCAAAGCCGCTGCGCCCACTTCTGGATAAAGTTCGCCTGGACCCACGTCACGAGGGAAACTCACACCATGGTTTGGAGCATAAAGCTCAGTGTTTTTGTTTGATGATGTAACAGTGACCCAGTCTGTGTAAGTGACCGGAGTCGCCTTATACATACCGTTGACGATCTGTTGCAAACCAGCTCGCAAAAACTGTGTGAAAGACGAACTCATGTCCGCTTCCATCAATTGCTTTTCAAGATTTCTCCATGAAAAGCGGCCTTCCATCAACGGAAACTTTTCAGTGTCCGTCACTGGATCGACGTTGTGTTTTTTCTTAAGGCTCTCACGGAGTTGTTTTACTCCGTCTTGGTTGATGAGCATGCGCTCGATCAACTTCTGATTACGTTCGCGTAACAGCATTTGTGTCTCCTAGGCCCCTAGTTATGGGGCAATAGAAAAGGGTTTAAAAAATCAATTAAAATTTCAAAGAATCATTTTTCGCACGGCATCCGATCAACACAGGAATTTCAGTTCCAGCGGCCGCACCAGCGATCGCGGGACCTTGATAAAGCCCGATTGATTTTGTTCCAGTGACAGTCACTCCTCGAGTGCCGGTCGCGGGATCAAAGAAAACATCGTCGCCTGGATTGATACTGTCACCAGTTTTCAAAACCATGTTTGCGACAACGCCGTAAACTGGACCCGGTTGATCAGAGATGGATTGAGATCCCACAACATCGGTGTTGTAAGGAGAAACTTCCTTACCATTGACCAATGAATTGCGAGCAATCCCGCAAAATGTTGAACATTCTGCCTCTGTGGTTGGACGACGGATTTTGTTTGTCGCATCGTCGAAAATCAGAGCGTCGCCCTGATCATAAGTTGTTGTGTTTCCGATCACAGCTTTGGCGCTCTCAAAGAGCGACTTAGGAGCAACGCTGCGAACGATTGTATTTTTGCCTGGCATTTTCTTTTCCTTTCGTTACTGTTTTAGTCCTCTTTCAAACACGCACCAAGATTGAGTCCAGATCCCTTGTCCGACTCAGTGAACGTCGCTTTCTCAGCGTCGATCACCATGCCACCGAAATCCAGAGCGCTTTCAGCACTCGCCTTTCGGGACCGGTATCCCTCGTGGAAAACCTTCCACGCCTTATCGACTTCCTCGACAGACTTGGATGATTCAACGAGTTTTTTGAACTCTCCTGTTACGGAGTTGTGAAGTTTGGATTCTTTGCAAATTTTTTCAATGTGTGAAGCAACAGCGGCTTTGCGCTCGCTCTCTTTAAAACCAGCGGCCTCACCTTTGAGACGCAAGTTCTCTTCACGCAGCTTTTCGATCTCAGATTTCTGAGCCGATTCTTTCACGCCGCTTTCTTTTTTGTCAGACTCCGCGGATTTATCCGATTCAGCTTTTTTGTCATCCGCACCGCTCTCAGATCCCGCATTTTTGGCTGCCTCTTGTTTTGCTGCCTCACGTTTTGCGGCCATGTGCTTTGATGCTTTGAGGTATCCAACAGCTTTAGATTCTGCCTCTTCATCCTTGCATCCCATCTCTTTGTGGGCTTCATAAGCTTCCTTTACGACTGCGCACTCTTCGTCTGAAACCTCTTCGTCACCGCCACCATGTTTTGCGATCATTTTTTTGATCAGCTCAACATCTTGAGCGGCAT